GATGCAGGTACCTTTGCAGTTAAAAGGGCATTTATAGGAAACAATGCATTTCTCGATACACTACTAACATCGACAGCAGTTAATGGAAATAACACCACTATAAGTGGTTCAGATGGCTTAGGAGCAGCTGAGTCAACCATCTTCACAGGACATTCATTGTCTCCAATAGTGTCATCATCTTTTGGAACAGACTTTGCGCAAGCTGGAGGAGGTTCTATTTTTGGTATAGGACAATATATAACAATATTATGGACATCGCTTGCTGCTTCAGATACACTTTACGGTGCGTCAATAACAATAAAACCAATAGAATAATTTATGCTAAAATATAAAAATGATATAAACAATGAAGAGATTTTACTTGACTCAAATAATGACCAAGTAATGATGGAGTGGGAAAGGCCATACATGGAAGCCTGCATTGATAAATTACAACCAAAAGGTGATGTTTTAGAAATAGGATTTGGTATGGGATATTCAGCAACACAGATACAAAAATATAACCCTAAGAGTTATACAATTATAGAATGTGACCCTATAGTAATTAAAAAGTGTAAAGAATGGGCAAAAGACTATAATAACGTAACTATTATAGAAGCAAGATGGCAAGAGGTTATTTGTACAGATAGGCTAAAAAAGTATGACAATGTATTTTTTGATGACTTTCCAAATGATTCAAGAGATAAAACAGAATTAGAACATATTACAGAGATTAATAGATTTTATTTATTTTTAGACTTTATAAAAATGTACCACTTAAATATTGGTAGTAAATTATCTTGTTATCTCTGTAGAGACAAAAGTATGTATAGCGATGATATATGGAACTCAAGAGTTATAAATAGTCCATCTTGGGAATATGATGAGCATACTATGAATATTAATGTTAGCAATATACAGAAATATCATAAATCAAACAATTCAGCAATAGTTCCTCTACTAAAGTTTTTAGGGTGATATTTATATAATATGGAGAATAAAATGAATTTAGGTACATGGCTTGCAAAACAGATAGTTTTAGAGGAAACTAATATAAAGACTATAGTAGCAATTTATCCAGGCAGATTCCAGCCAATGGGCAAACACCATGCACAAACATATAAGTGGCTTCAATCTAAATTCAGTGATGCATATGTAGCTACATCAGGAAAGGTGGAAATACCAAAATCTCCATTTTCGTTTGCTGAAAAGAAAAAAATAATAAATTCATATGGAATAAAGAATGTAGTACAAGTTAAAAATCCGTATAAGGCAGAAGAAATTCTAAAAAAGTATGACCCTGAAACAACAGCAGCTGTGTTTATGGTTGGTAAAAAAGATGCACAAAGATTAGGTGGTAAATTTTTTAGACCTTGGAAAGGCAAAGCTGAGGTTGGATATAGAGATGGAGCTTATACAATCATTGCTCCTCATGTTAGCCTTAAAGTAGGTGGATATGGTGAAATGAGTGGTACTACAATAAGGACTGCTCTTGGTGATAAGTCATTAGAAGCCAAAGATAAGCAAAAGCTATTTAAGGGAATATTTGGTCATACAAAAAATTACAACTTAATAGTTAATAAGCTAGAAAAATTAAATGAGACAATAGAAAGGTTCTGTAGTGATATAAACATTACAAAGTTAATTGCAGAATCATCAACATTCGCAAATACAGTAGGTGCAGAAATTGATGATGGACCTAGAACATTCTGGGGAAATCAAAAGTCTTGGAGAATGTTTGGAGCACACTTAGAAAAGAATATAAATAGAGGAATGAAGATTCTTAATTATATCTCAGGAGATGAGGAGTTCTTCTTTTATGATACAGATTATCCAAATGGACCTCAAGGTACAGTATCATATTGGCCAACTGGTAGAAAAGGGAAGTTAGCTGGCTCACAGACATTTGGTGACCTTGAGGGTGGTGCTGCTTTTACTGCATGGAAAAAGCATATAACAAAAGTCGCAGGAGAGATTGGTTGGGAATTCTTTAAGTGGAACAAGAGGTCAATAATTAAGAAGGATATCAAATATGTTAAGGAAGGCCTTTTATTAGAAGGGGGAGCTTATGGGCATATGTCTCATCCGTTTGATGATAGAGGTTTAACATTTGGTGATTTTAAGCAAATAATAAATACATCGCTACAAGGAAAGCTAGATGTAAATCAGGTTGCAACAGAAAAAACTGATGGTCAAAATTTATTTATAACTTGGAATGGAAAGCTATTAGCTGCAAGAAATGCTGGTGATATAAAACGCGGTGGTGTTGACTCAAAAGCAATTGCAAAAAAGTTTGCAGGTAGAGGAAATATTGAAAAGGCATTTAATTATGCAATGCGGGACCTGGAAAAGGCAATAGGTAGCTTAAATGACAAGCAGATAAAAAAGGTATTTGATGATGGTAATAATTGGGTAAATATGGAAATCATGTACCCGGCATCTTCAAATGTAATTAATTATGATGCACCCTATTTACAATTTCATAATGTATTACAATATAAAGATGGCAAAGCAATAGGTGCAGTAAATGATGGTGCTAGAATGCTAGCAGGAATGATAAAACAGGTAAATGCAAATGTACAAAAAAATTTTAGTGTTATTGGGCCAAGAATACTAAAGATGAAACCACATCAAGACTTTTCTGAAAAGCAACCATATTTTATTGGAAAGCTAAATAAGTTAATGTCTAAGTATAAAATGAAGGACTCAAATACATTTGCAGACTATCACCAAGCTTGGTGGGAGGATTTTGTAGATAAAAAGTTTGGAAAAATTGAAAATAGAATAAAAATGGCTCTAGTAAAAAGGTGGGCATTCTTTGATAAATCATTTAGGCTAAATGGAAAGAATATAGATGATGAAGCTATATTATCCAAGGCTAAAGAGTTCGATAAAATGAAACATGCAGAACAGGTAAAAAAGAATATGTTGCCATTTGAGACTTTATTCTTTGAATTAGGAGTAGAAGTATTAAAGAATGTTGATGGCTTTTTGGCTGCTAATCCAGATAAGGCAATAAAAAGTATAAGAAAGCAAGTTCAAGCATCAATAGCAGCAGTAAAAAAGAGAGGTGACATTAAAAAGATAAATAGACTGTCTCAGCAATTAAATAAGCTAAATGCAATAGGAGGTATGAAGGCAATAGTACCAAGTGAAGGTTTGGTCTTCATATATAAAGGAAATACATACAAGCTTACAGGGGCATTTGCACCTATTAACCAAATTACAGGAATGATATATTTTTAATAGACAAAGGGATATTTATTAATATGATTAAGCTAAAGAACATAATTGAAGGTACACTAACAGGAACAGGCTTGACAAGTGGAGATGCTTGGCCAGATGGAATACACGTAAAGGCAGGTAGAAAAAGAATGGTATCACCTTCAGGCTTAGGAAAGGGAATGACACAAGTAGACTTTCCAATAGCAGACCCAATATATGATAACGATGAAGAGCATGCAGGTGAGCTTAGAGATGACACTCCTCCATTAAGTCCAATACAAAGAACTTGGAGAGGAAATGGTGATAATGATTATAAAATACCACCTGAATCACTAAATGGAGTAAGTCTTTCTACTGGAGATGAAGAGGCATGGCCATGGGCAGGTCAATTGTCACCAGAGGAGGCACCTGAGGCAGGAACACCTGAACCATCATCTGGTGGATATAGAAGGCAACAAAAAGAACCTACAAGAGTTGTTGACCTTGACAAGAACAGAAAATATAATAGAAAGATGAATATACCACAGACACCTGTAAAAGGTTATGCACAAAGAAATGCAGAAACAACTGCAAGATTGAAAGACCAACCTGCAGACTGGTGGAACCCTAAGGGTAAGGGGGAAATTGAAGATGGTGTAATAAAAGGTAGGTTAAAGGATTTAATGTTTGGTTATGAAAAAAGCAATAAAAGAAAGTAAAGTAAAAAGGATGAGAAACCTGGCAACGGGTAATTACAATTCATCTACTGAAATACAAACTGGTTATAATAAAAGAAGAGTAAAAAGAGTTGAAGGTGATATTTGGGAAGAGAGAGGAAAGACTTGGACAATTAAGGGTGGTTTAAGGCAAAATATAACAAAGATGGATGAGGCAAGAGAAACTCTTCGAATGCCATTATGTTGTCCTAAATGTGATAATAGAATGAACCATAGATTTGATAAAGGATGTTGGGACCTAATGAAACATTGCTTTAATTGTCATGTTAAGTGGGATACAAAAATGAGAATTAAAGGTGTGTATAAAGATTTTCTAACTCGAGAACATGGTAAGAATTTTGATGCATGGATAGAAAATATTGAATTAGAATATAATCAATGGCTTGATAGTAGAGAAGGAAAACAATATGTTACAGAAGCTGGAACATTTGAAAAATGGAAAGGTGGACAAGGAAGGAAGGAGTTGGAGCTGATATTTAATAATAGAATCAATGAATTAAAAACTGGGGTAAAAAATGGCTAGATTAACGAACCAACATCTTCATAATAATATAAAGCTAGTCCAACAAGACTTGGAATATATGAAAGAGAATCAAGATAAAATGCAGTCAGATATTACCATGATAAAAAAGCAGCTCTTAAACCCAGATGGAGGTGCAATTTCAAGGATAAATGATAACACAAGGTTTAGAAAACAAACTGGAAAGGTACTTTGGTCAATATGGATTGCCATATTAGGTATTATTGGAAAGCTTATGTTTTGGAACTAAAATGATATTTATTATATAATATAAATACAAAGGGATGAAAACTATGAATAAAAAAGAATTACAAGGTTTAATTAAAGAATGCTTTGTTGAGCTTCTAAAAGAGGGAAGCCTTCTAACAGAGAAATTTGCATCTAAAAAGATACAAATGATTCATAATAGACTAAAAGGAAGAGATAAAGATGTATTCCAGAAGCTACATAATGCACACGGAATAGCTTGGGACCAAGTAGATGACAGTTTTGTAAACAAAGGTGCAGATGCAAAAAAAGGTATAAACTTCTTTTTTATTAATAGTGATAAGAAAAATAGATATGCAAAATCAACTTGGGATGAACGCTTAAGCGGACCAAATTTATTAGGCGTAACAATTGGAAAGTCTGTAATATATGCAGGCGAAAATACTCTATCAACTGAAAAAGGTTCGGGTTGGAGATGGAGAAAGGACCCAGTAGGTCTAGGTGCAAAGGAGATGAATAATTTCAAAAGATTCAGTGAATATGCAGATGAAGTATGGAACGTAGACTATCAAGGTGCTGCAAAATCATTTGGAACTGCAGATAAAACAGCTGAAAGGGCAAAGGCAAAACAAGGTGCAGCTGCATTAATGAGGGCAAAAGACATAGCACAAGCTAATAAGGCTAGATATGAAAAAATCTTATCAGACAGAATAGCAAAATCAGGCCCAGCAGACCAAGCAATAAAAATGGTTGAAGCAATAACAAATGAGTATAACAAGGCAACTCAAAAAAGATTGGAAATGCTTAAAAAAGGAAAGATTGCAGATACATGGGGCGGAAATTATATGTCTATAGTATCTAATGCATATGATCAAATAATCAGAGAATTTCAATATCTTATGCAAGAGGAAAAAGCAATGATGAAGGGTAAGCAAAAAGATGCTGAGAAGTCTCAAGGTGGTGATGATGAATGGTCTGAAGAGAAGTACTATAGAGAAAAAATGGTAGAACATGCTAGAAAGATTCAAAAACTCTATAAAGAGTTTAAGGCTGCAAATAAGAAGGTAGACATGGCTAAAGCATTCTATGATGTTAGATAGGGGCAAACAATGAATATTAAAAGTATCATTAAAGAAGAGATAGTAAGATTTCTTGGAGGCGTATCCGAAGGAAAGATGAAACGTGTCACAAAATCTATGTGGAAAAAAATGAAGGAAGATGATAGAGTTAATGCTCTTCTTTCTGCATTTAAGGACCCAGATGATGCCGAAGAACACTGGGAATCTGATTGGGAAGATTTACCAAGTCAAGCTAGTCATATGTATGTATATGAAGGCAAATTAACTGAAGCAGTAAAACCCATTAAGCTTTCTGGTAACTTAAAGAAAGACTTAAAGACTGTCATACTTATGGCAGAAAAAATGGTTAAGTATGCTAAAGATAATTTCAACACATATATACCAACAGGTGAAAAGCTCAGCCAACTAAGGATCGGAGGTGTGAGAGAAAAAGATGTTTTGGAATACAATATCCGTCACCTAGTAAAGGCAATCAATACAGACTTAAAAAAGAAGTATATGAAAGACTTTGTAGCTGAAGGCAAATTAAATGAACACGAAGTCATTTTTTCAAAGGGTGAGATGGCAACATTGCATAAAGACGGCAAGCTTGTAAAGAAGGATGACGAAGGCAAAGACCATACATATATTTTTACAGATGAAGGTAAAGTAAATGAAGCTACACCAGCAAAGGTTCAAAAAGCACAAAAAGAATTAGTTACGACAATTGAGCTTCTTAAAAAGAACTTCCCATTATATAAGTCTGCAATGGAATCTGGTGATGAAAAGAAGCTTGAAAAACATAGAAAGATTGCCTTAGATTTGACTAAGAAAAAGAAGCAACTTGAAAAAAGTTTAGAATTAGAATTACAAGGTTTATATGCTAATGCTGAGCTAAAATTGGAAAACGTTGGAGATGATACTTGGAAGTCATTCTTAGGTGATGACCCAGCATTCAAATTATATACTGCTACAAATACAGAAAAGAGAAAGACTGTACAAGCCAGAAAAACAAATAAAACTTGGGATGATGGAGTTCCGGTATTAAAATATATTGCCAGAGACTCTAAAAAAGACCATCCATTACCAAAAGGCAAGTTTAAGATTATAGAAGATAATAAACACGGATGGTGGTATTATAATATTGGTAGTACATGGTATGGAATACAACAAAAAGACTATGGAACGCCACCATTTGAATATTAAAATAAAGGAGAAAAGTTATGGGACTAGGTTTAGGTAAATTATTCAGTGGAGGAGCTGCTGAGCTTGTTGAAGGTGTAGGAGGCGTACTCGATAACCTAACAACTTCTAAAGAAGAGAAATTAGAAGCAAAAAGGAAAATGAAGGAATTAATTGCCAACCATGAGGCGGCAATGGAAAAGAATATTACTGATCGTTGGTCTGCTGACATGAACTCAGATTCTTGGTTATCAAAAAATGTAAGGCCATTAGTCTTGATATTCTTAGTTGTATGCACTATGTTATTAATATTCATAGATGCAGGCGCAATACAATTTGAAGTAGAGGAAAAGTGGACTGACCTACTTCAATTAGTTCTTATTACAGTAATTGGTGCTTATTTTGGTGGTCGATCATTAGAGAAAACTAAGACAACAAAAACCAAAAAATAATTTTTATTCTTGATAGAAATTTATTATATTAAGTACTAAATACATATGTCTAAAAATATAAAACAATTAATAGCGAAAGAATACACTAAGTGTGCAAAAGACCCTGTGCACTTTATGCGCAAATATTGTTATATACAACATCCGACAAGGGGAAAAATTCTTTTTAATCTATTTCCCTTCCAAGAGAAAACTCTTATTGAATTTAAGGAGTTTGATTATAATATAATCTTAAAGTCTAGGCAGCTAGGAATATCAACTCTTTCAGCAGGTGTTGCATTATGGAATATGATATTCAATGAAGACTTTAATGTATTGGTAATTGCAACAAAACAAGACGTAGCAAAAAATCTTGTTACGAAAGTAAGAATAATGCATCAATACTTACCAACATGGTTAAAAAATCCTGCAATTGAGGATAATAAGCTTTCACTAAGATTTAAGAATGGCTCTCAAATTAAGGCAATATCTTCAGGGGGTGATGCTGGTAGATCAGAGGCATTATCATTATTAATATTAGATGAGGCTGCATTTATTGATAGAATAGATGATATATGGGCATCTTCTCAACAAACGCTAGCAACTGGTGGTAAGGCAATAATTCTTTCTACCCCTAATGGTGTAGGAAACTTCTTCCATAAGACATGGGTAAAAGCAGAAGACGGAGAAAATGAGTTTAATACAATAAGGCTCCATTGGTCTTTACATCCAGAAAGAGGCCAAGAGTGGAGAGATAAGCAAGATGGTCTGCTAGGACCTAAAATGGCAGCACAAGAATGTGATTGTGACTTTATTTCATCGGGTGCATCAGTAGTAGAACCAAAGACACTAGAGTGGTATAAGGAAAATTATGCAGAAGAACCCGCAGAACAAAGAGGCCCAGATGGTGGATATTGGATATGGGAATATCCAGACTTTTCAAAAGATTACGTAGTAGTTGCAGACGTTTCTAGAGGAGATGGTTCAGACTATTCTGCTTTTCATGTAATAGATGTAAACGCATTAACTCAAGTAGCTGAATATAAAGGACAACCAAGTACAAAAGACTACGGAAATATGTTAGTTTCAGTAGCTACTGAATATAATAATGCACTACTAGTTATAGAAAACGCAAATGTTGGTTGGGCAGCATTACAAGCTGCTATAGATAGAGACTATCAAAATTTATATTATACATATAAACATGAAGGAGTTCATGATGCAGCAACACAGTTAACAAAAAATTACGATCTAAAAGATAGGTCACAAATGACACCAGGTTTTACAACTTCATCGCGAACTAGACCACTTTTAGTATCTAAGCTTGATATTTATTTTAGAGAAAAGGAATGTATAGTTAGGTCAAGAAGACTACTTGATGAACTTTCTGTTTTTATTTGGAAAAATAATAGACCAGAAGCTCAAAGTGGTTATAATGATGACCTAGTTATGGCATTTGCAATTGGACTTTTTGTAAGAGATACTGCATTAAAGCTTAGAAACGAAGGAATGAATATGAATAAAAATGCCTTAAGGCTAATGGGAAAAACTGGAGGAATGGACGGATTTAGGAATACAGGCAATTTACAAAGTGACCCTTGGAAGATGAAGATGGGAGGAAAAGGCCCAGACGAAGACTTAACCTGGTTAATTAAATAGGAATAGATTATGGCAGATACATCATTATTTGGAAGACTAAGAACATTATTTTCAACTGGAAATATAATAAGAAGAGTTGGAGATAAAAAACTAAAAGTTGTTGACATTAATAATGTCCAAAACTCATCTCTAGAAACTAATAGATTAGTTGATAGATTTAATAGATTATATGCATCAAGTAGAAATACAGGATATAACTATCAACAAAACTACCATACCCATAGACTTCAGCTATTTACTGACTATGAAATGATGGATGAAGACTCAATAGTATCATCAGCTTTAGATATATATGCAGATGAATCTACTATGAAAAATGAGTATGGAGATGTTATTACTATAAAGAGTGGTAACGATGATACACAAAAGATATTACATAACTTATTTTATGATATATTAAATATAGAATTTAATTTATGGCCATGGGTTAGAAATCTTGTAAAATATGGTGACTTTTATCTTAAATTAGACATAACAGAGAAGTATGGTGTGACAAATGTTACGCCAATTACACCTTACGAAATGATTAGAGAAGAAGGGTTTGACCCAGCTAATCCAGACTCTGTGGTATTCCATCACGACCCAGCAATGGGAGGTGCAGGAAATTATGCAGCATCTCAAGCAAATATT